CAATAGAAACAATTGATGAAACACGAAATGTCTATCAATTAGATGCATCCCCAACAGATGTTCTAATTGCAGGAGGAGTAGTCGTACACAATCTGAAAATGTTCTAGTGTCGATATATCATCTACATATACCAAGAACTTCTGGTGTGCATATAAGGAACAATGTTGTTCCTTATATGCTATCCAATAATATAGATCATTTTGCATCAAACAGAACAGTCATTGATACTGATAAAATATCTAGGAGTAAATTTGTTTCTGGACATTTTGGCAGGATGCCAATCAAAAAAATGAATTCGCCAAAGGTATTTTGTTTACTAAGAGACCCAGTAGAAAGATTTATAAGCTACTTTAAATATACAACTGGGTATATAACATCAAAAGAAGATGCACAAAATAATTTAGATATGTGGTTATACGGCAATCAGTCAGAAAAGCAGTCAAATCTGCAATCAAAATTTTTGACTGGTGAAACCGATATAGATGAATTTAATAGAAACATAGGGAATTTTGATGCCTATATAAACAATGAATGGCACCTTAAAGGATACTCTTTAGACGTAGATACAATTAAAAAATCAATATCAGATATAGATATATATACTATGGAAAATTATAATATGTTTATAAATGATTTTAATTCTGAGTTAAAAAAACAATTTGGGTTTACATCATTTAAGTATAACCAAAAATCAAATGAGTCGCCATCAATAAAAATAGATATATCTAAAGCGGACAGGGAAAGAATAATGGAACTTAATCTAGTAGATTATGAGGTATATGACTATGTCAGATCTAATGAAAAAAAATAGCACATGGTCAATATCTGAAATATCTAAGTTTAAAATAGACTCTATTAAAAAAGAAATATCTAGCTTGTCTTCAGAGTGGCTAATAGACACAACAAGGCAAGAAATTTATGAGACACACAAAAATACTCAATCTATAGCAATGATATCATCCGATTATAATTGGCAGCCAGGGACTGATTTATTTGTAGAAAATAAAGATTCATTTAAAGACAATGGTGCAAACATTGAAATTAATGATATTTATCAATACCTTGAGGGTGTTTATTCTGGCAACGTTATTAGGTCAGAGATTATAAATTTGAGAGCTAACACTGATATAAGAAAGCATGTAGACGGCGGACCAGTGCTACACTATGCTAGAAGATGCCACATACCAATAATTACAAACCCAGATGTTTATTTTACTGTAAATAACAATACCATAAACATGTTAGAAGGAGTCTGCTATGAAATAAATAACTCCATGCCTCACTCTGTATCAAACAAAAGCAGCTTTGATAGAGTACATATTATTATTGACATTATGCCAAATAATATGCTAAACTATGTAAAGATAGGAGATTTAAAATGAATCAAACATGGAGCTCAAAAGAAGAATTATTTCCAGGAGTATGGGTATACAGAAATGTACCTGGACTAGATATGAATTTAATTCAAAGGCTAGAAGACTTAGTTAAAGAAAGTAATGGAAACCTTGACTGGAAAGAAGCAATGGTCGGGTATATGGAAAAAAAGCCAGACTACAGAGACTGTCAAGATATTAAAGTTGGACCAGTAGAAAAACCAGCAAATATAATACAAGAAAAATTTAATGAAATATGGAAAGACTCAAAGGCTGCCCATCTACCAGCAGTTGAAGATTATCTAGCAAGATATAGCGTTAGAATGGACTATTGGGAAGTTATGAATTTTATTTCATACGGACCCAATCAACATTTTCAAGAGCATGCAGATCATGGATTTTCTTATAGCGCAACAGTTTCCTTGGTGGCCTATCCCAACGATGACTATGAGGGCGGAGAATTAACTTTCCCAAAGCTTAACTTAAAGATAAAGCCAAAAGCAGGAGACCTATATATCTTCCCATCAACCTATCTGTTTTCACATAGAGCAGAAAAAGTTTCCTCTGGCAAAAAGTATTCAATAGTAACAATGCTTGATTATAACGACAATTCACATAATGATGAATATATGCAACTAGTTCAGAAGAGGAACAATGCAAAATTTCCTAGCCTACAGGACTGATCCAACTCTTGCCCAAATTTCACCACTAACCATAACTCGTGAATGGATGGATAACACTTGGGAGTCACATGCATATCACTGTTTCCCTGTGAGCTTAGCTAATGGGCTTGGCTGGGGCATTTCTTTCCCAGAAGATATATCTTTTATATGGGACGGAATTTCAGACTCAACCCCAGACCATGTTAAAATATTAAAGGGTGAAAAGTATGCTTATTCTTCACGAGCAAACGGAACAGTTAGCTTTAAGACAGGTGTAATGTTCCAGACAGACTCTGAGCATAGCTTATTGTCTATGCCAGCCCCAAATTACTTTGTTCCTGGAGCATGCAATTTCAAGACCTTTCTAAAATGCCACCATCTCCATATGGTGAAGATAACTATTCAGAAATTGGATATAAAATAAATATGCAAGGTGAGTGGGCAGACTTCTATAGAAGTGGAAAAAATCACCTTGGAAACGTTATAGGAGAACATCAAGTAAAAAAAATAAATTTAAAGGGCGGAACAAGTGGCGTTTGAGGTAAATGTTTATAAGCTTGATGACATCAGGCCAACTGCAAAAATAAGACCTATGTCAGTAAAGAGAGACTGGATAGACCCAGATACTCAGCACGGATATGCATACTCTTGCTTCCCATTAGTTTTAGCAAATACAATGGGATATGAAATTTATTTTGATGAAGACATTGAGTTTATTTGGGATGGAACTAAAGATTCTGATTCAACAAAAGTTTTGCTTGGAAAAGAAATTTGCTATTTTGATAGAGGATTTGCAACTATAGGCCTATTCACAAATTTAGTTTTTAAATCAAACGAAACAACAAGTCTTTTGTCTGGCCCGATACCAAACCAGTTTATTGATGGAATTCAAGGATATTCTGCAATAATTTCTACATCTATTTTTGGTGGAGCTCTTAATATTGTCTTAAGAATTACCCAGCCTAACAAGAAAATTTTGATAAAAGCTGGAACCCCAATTGGATTTGTCTTACCTATCTCAATCTCTGATATTAATAACTCAGTAATAAATGTTTTCAACACCTTTGACCCAGGGGTAAACCTTGGAGTTCACTCATCTAAAGAATATAATGATTCTCTATACCAAAATGCATTGGAGACAAATAGAACAGTAGGATGGTATCAAAAGGCCTTAGACCACAAAGGCAACAAAATTGGCCAACATGAGATCAAGAAGTTTAATTTTTCTGTAGTAAGCCATGACTAGTACAATTAATAGAAATATGGTAAAATTAAGTTATATAGGAATAGAGGAATAATGAAGCCTAACAATCAAGATTTAAAGATGCACATACCAAAGTCAATAACTCCATCTGGATTTTTTGGAGACTCTTCCGATAATATCGTAGAGCTAGAAAACTTCCTTTCAGTCGAAGAGCGTGAAAGACTTATGACATTTGCTCTCAATAATAAAATTTGGGATGTAACAGAAACTCATGTTGATGAAGATGGTCTTGTGCTTTATGATGCAGATGTCTGGAAAGACAGAGTGTGCACCTATAACTCTCTAATGGCCTCAGACCCAACAATACTTGAGCTTATAAATAAGATGATTCAAAGACTAAAAGTTGAAGTAGATAAATTTTTTGAAGTTGATGCAAAAGAAACTGGACCCGCAATAGTAAGATGGCCAGTAGGAGCCAGACAAGAGCCACACGCAGACAAAGAATTTCACACTGGTATTGAACAAGGCAGACCTAATGATTTTCCACATTATGATATAGCTGGACTGTTTTACTTTAACGATGATTACGAAGGTGGAGAATTATATTTTCCACAACACGGAATAGAGTTTAAGCCTAAAGCTGGGGCAGCTTATTTTTTCCCAGGGGATAGACTTTATACCCACGGTGTAAGGCCAGTTAAATCTGGTAATAGATTTACTTCGCCATTTTTTTGGACGATCATGAAACATACAGGAGAAAGACAGCCATGAGCAATTTAGAGTATGATGAAATTTACCCAAAAGTATATGTATATAAAAATGTATTACATGATCCACAAGAACTTTATGAGGTTATGAAAAATTCTGAAAAAGATGGCAATGGCAAGTACTACCTACAAACATGGGATAAGTGGGCTACATTTGGAACATATACTCAAATAAAACATCAACATGAGATAGATCAAACAGATACAAACACAGAGAATTATATAAAAGAGAAAAAGTTTGCAGATCAAGTTCAAGATGCATACAACTTAGTTATAAAAGATTATGTTGAAAAAACAGGAGTAGAGCTTCCAGATAACTGGCGATTTAGCGGGTGCTCATTTTCAAAATATGATGATCAAATAGATGTCATGAGTAACAAGATGACTATGCAGTACCATACAGATCATATAACATCTCAAAAGGATATGCCTGGAGAAAAGTTTTTTATTACATGCACAATGTATATAAATGATGATTATGATGGTGGAGATATTGAGTTTTACATAGATGGCAATAGAATAAATCATAAGCCAAAGGCTGGAGATATCTTGGTATTTCCTTCTACCGAGCCATACTATCACGGAGTAAAAACTATCTATAACGGACAAAAGTTTTTTGTTAGAAACTTTATTATGTACACATTTGAAGGAACAAAAGAATGGCTTGAAAATCAGCTTAAATTTGGTGCTTACAGATGGGCAAAGAAAGAGTTTGAAAGAATTGAACATGACGATCCAAGAAACATGAAATATCTCGTTGATGGAAAGCCCGCAGAATATGAAGAAGTCCAAAATGCACGTAATTCTAATAATAAAAAGGAAGAACAATGAAACTTACGAAGCTAGCAGAAGATATATTTTTATATGAAGATTTTATTACTAAAGAAGAATGTAGTAAAGCTATAGAAATATTTGAAAAAAACTTAGCAATTGATGAAAACTATTGGAAGCCTATATCTTTTTATGAGTCTTATTCTGCAAGTTATCCACAAGATAATGATCCTATTTTAGAAGAAGTTGGTTTGCCTTCAAATTGGTTTTCAAATATAGAGAAAAGATTTAAAGAGTGTGCAGCTGAGCTAGCTGGAAAAGATTTTGATCAAATGTCAAAAATAAGTTTTCATACACAAAGATGGTTGCCAGGAGCTTTTGCGTCCATGCACTCAGATATACTTCCAATGATGGCCAGTATGGTGCATTCACAAGAAGTAGATATGCAGGATTTTTATATTTAAATGATGATTTTGAAGGTGGTCTGCTAAACTTTGAAGCTGACCATGGACAAAAACCAATGAGCATTGTTCCAAAGGCTGGATCGTTTTTAATTTTTCATGGCGGACATAAGAATATGCATGAGGTAACTGTTGTTAAAAAGGGAGTAAGATATACACTTGGTTCCTTTTGGGACGATAGAGAAGAGTCTGATTATCCTCAAGAAGTAAGAGATGAATGGGCTAAGGAATTGGCTGAAGTTCGTGCTTACCAAAAGAAAGAGGCGGCAGAGTGGGAAGAAGTTCGTGAACAAGGATTAAGATTAACTCCACAGGGAGAAAAAGTACCAGCGGAAGAGGTTACAAAATAGTGACGTCCGCAGATTTTAATCCAGAAGACATGTATCACATGTTTGACTTAAAGATGCTAGACAATAATGTCTGGTATTTTGAGAACGTACTGAGTTATCCAGAAGAGCTATTGTCCTTTGTAAATGAAGTTGATTTAAATAAAGCATCACATTCAATAATTCCAGAGTGGAAAGATTGGATGTCTAGCTCTGATGATGGAAACTCCTATGGTTCATTTAAGGATATAGATCTTTCAAAGCTAAAAGATTCTACTGGAGATAAAAGGCTAGATCAAAAGATTAGATATATAGCTAATAGCTTTACTATGGCTACTGATATGTGTTTTGATAGATACATGGATGGGCATGGCCTAGATAAGTCACAGTACTCTATTTATGGCAACAGCCTGCATATTAAAAAATGGACAGTTGGCCAATACATGGGTCCTCATTTTGATGGCCAAGATGGACACTCTGACTTAGCGTTTTCAATGGTGACCTACCTTAATGATAATTATGAGGGTGGAGAAATTCATTTTAAGAATCAAAATATCACGGTAAAACCTAAAGCTGGAAGCCTACTATTTTTTCCATCACAAGAGCCATATGTTCATGAGGTCAAGAGAGTAATTTCTGGAGATAGGTACATGTCACCTCTTTCTGTATATAAAAAACAATAGGGTGGTATAATTAAAAAATGGCAACTACACCTAATCAGCACGATTTTCATTTCCCAGACTACTCTGATTCACCAGACGTACCAAAGGACATATCTTTACTTGCAAAAGACATTGCTGATTACATAGATGCAAACCCAGGCCCAGAGGGGCCTGCTGGACCTATAACAGATCTAGAAGTTGGAACAGTAACCACCGTTCCTTCCACCACACCAGCATCAGTAACAATAACTGGCACGGCTCCATCTAAAACAATTAATTTTGTTTTACCTAGAGGTGTAGATGGAATCATTGGTGGAGACGGCCCATCAAATGTCTTAACAGTTGGAACTGTTTCATTAGGAGATGCTGGAACAACACCTATAGTAACAATAACTGGAACCTCTCCTTCACAAGTAATTAATTTTACAATTCCTAAAGGAGACACAGGAGCACAAGGGCCAGCAGGACCTACAGGGCCAGCTGGACCAGCTTCAGCAACACTAGCGCTAGGAAACGTCTCAACAGGAGCCGCAGGCTCAAATGTTGTAATAACAAATAGCGGAACTACATCAGCAGCAGTTTTTAATTTTACAATTCCTAAAGGAGACACAGGAGCACAAGGGCCAGCAGGAGCAGCAGGAGCAGATGGTTTAGATGGAGCTCCTGGAGCAAATGCAAATCTAGATCCAATTGATACAAGAATATCTTTACAGATACCAAACAGTGCATCTACTGGAGTTAATTCAACTTGGTATCCATTGTCTTCAAGTATTTATTCAATCGGTAAGGATGCTTCAGACGGTGGAACAATCAGAAAATGGAAAGATGGCTGGTTCTCTGGACAGTTAAATGCAGCTACCGTTGTTTTAACTGGTGCCATATCAGCCTCTGCCTTTAACACAGTTTCAGACAGAAACTTAAAAAAAGATATTCAAGATTCGGATTTAGGCTTAGATTTTATAAACTCTTTAAATCCAGTTAAATACAAATACATAACTGGCGCAATATTTGAAGGTCCATCACCAGATGGCGGAATTATTCAGACTAAAGTTCCTGGAGTAAGAACTCATTATGGATTAATTGCTCAAGAAGTTAAAGAAGCAATTGATGCTGCGGGAATTGAAGACTTTGGAGGATGGCTGGAGCAAGAAGATGAAACGCAGGCTCTAAGATACGAGCAGTTTATTTCACCACTAATAAAAGCCGTTCAAGAACTCACAGCAAGAGTTAAATATTTAGAAGAGCAGTAGGTGCGATATGTCTTATAAGCATTCTGTCTTAGCAGACAATCCCATATCATTCTATTTACTAGATGAAGTCCCTTCTTCCACCTTTTTGTCTTATACTCAAATTCTCAATCAATATGCAACTTACCAAGAGCTGCTGGATAATTTTACTAGCTATAACCAGGTTAGCGGACTCCCAATAATTGATTATTCTGGAAATGGTCATGACGGCACAGCACTAGCCGCATCTTCTAAAGAAGTTATGCCTTTAGTCTCTACATCAATTCGAGGAACAGAAGTTCTTGCAGAGACACAAATCAATCTAAGATTTCATAATATTGCAAATAAGTATTATCCCAAAGATAGTTTTTCTCTAGAAGTTTGGGCAAAAGTTCCATCTCCAAGATCTGAATATTTAAATGTGCTGGGCGACCCAGAACATAATATTGGAATATTCTATCAAAATGGAGATATCGTTTTTAAAATTTACGACAACGAGGTAAGACACAAGATCTCTTATAACAAAGCTTATCATATAGTAGCTATATATACAAAAACATCTATGTCGCTTTATGTTGACTCAGTATTTGCAAACTCAATATCATTAAACAGTTTTTCATTCAGTAACGCCTCCTCAGCATTTTCAATAGGACCAGCAAACCAATATACTTCTTTTATTGCAGATTCTGCTGCAGCATATAGATACCCACTTACAGAAAAACAAATTAGATCACACTATTCTTCTGGATTAAATAAAATTAAATATAAAGAAATTATTAGCCAGAGTAATGCAAAATCATTTAGTCTTTATAGCTCCAGCATAAGTCCTAGATTGGCTTATAGCTACCCTTCTATAACACCGTGGACAGAGGTGGTCTTAGACAACAATATAATATCAGAAAATCAAAAGGAATTAAGATTTGAAAAAACAACAACATCTTCTGCTAAACAAATTTCTTTTACAGATAGTTTTTATATTGAAGATTCCTATAACATAATCTCTTCAAATCTTTCATACGATTCAGATATTGATAATATACTCGTAGAGTTTAGTCTAAATGGTGTATCTGGATGGGAAGCCGCTAGAAACAATTTCCCAATACCATTCTTTAATAAAAATGACGGAATAACTAGTGGTCCTCTTTTTATGCGTGTCACTATTTCATCAGAAGATACCTCTAAAGACTTGCCAGTGTTAAAAAGCCTTGAGCTTCTTTTCTACTCAAATAAAGATGTATACTCTGATAACTCAAGCTTAAAAGTTTACTCTAACTATGATTATGGACTATACCCATATAATAATCCANNNTTCAACTTAGAGCTTCCCCCTTTAGCAAATTCTGTAGAGTTAATATTTACCCCAGTAGGAGGCAGCAATGTTTTATTTGCAAATGGCTTATCTTTTTATAAATGGAATAGTCTTGGGCAGGTTTCAAAATCTGGTATAGACGCAGTCTATATAAATGGAATAGATAGATCCTCTGAAACAAATATACTGCCACATCTTGTTAATTTGTCTCCCCACCACATTGTTCTCACCCTAGCGCAGAATGCTTCAGGCGTAGCCGTATTTAACTCCAGCCTAGATGGGCTAGAAAGCGGCGGATCAAATGGATATTCAAATATAGCAATATATGAGTCTACCCTCACGGAACAAGAAATAGAAGAAAACTATAAGCTATATACAGACAGAATTCTATATACTGCGGATGATAGCTCATTAACAATCAATGAATCCGTACAGGGCCATGACAATACTGGCTACTTTATAAATGAATTGGTATGGTCAAGCTCAAGTATTTAATTTTTTTGCACATTCCTGTGACAAAATCTGGACTTTAACACTAAAGAATGGTAAAATTGAGTTCTATGGAAATCTTAAATCAAAAATCGTCAATAGTAGAAGAAACACGTCTTGGTATATATGTCTGGGAAATGCCAGATGGGAGATGGATTGGAGACGATGATGGAAACTTCCTTTCAGTAACTTCAACAAGAGGCAATAAGTCTAAGATTGATGCATTGGCAAGAGAAGTAAGATCCTATGGTATTGATGTCGGTCAGCCTAAATTTTTGTCTGGCAGAAGAAAAATTGATGATGAAGAATTTGAGCATCAGTCACAAAGACTTCAGTGGGGACTTATACCAGACCCATTAGATATTGGAAACTATAAAGACGGTGCTTTAAGAAACGGTAAAGTTAAATGAGCTTAGAATTTCTAGAAGAGTCAGATGACTCATCAACAATAAATATATCAAATACAGCAGACTGGTTTTCTTTCAAAAAAGAAAAAGAGCACTTTGATCCATTTGCTGTAGGTCTAGATGAGCTTAAAAAAGTTAGCGGTCTTGGATCTTCTTTTAAAAGAAAGATGAACAGAGATTTAAGCAAATCATTTACTGGAGTTGATGGAGCTGGAACTCAGCAAAATCTTATGGCTCAAGCCATTACTGGATATGCAATGTTTGACCTTATTCAGCCACAATATAATTTAGAGTACCTTTCACAGATATACGAAGTTTCAACATACAACTACGCAGCAATCAATGCAAAAGTTTCTAATATTGTTGGTTTAGGGTACACATTCATGGAGACAAGAAAAACCAACGATGCTATAGATGAGATAACAGATTCGAAGCAGCTTGAAAGAGCAAGAAGAAAGATAAATAAGTTAAAGCAAGATCTTCAAGATTGGCTTGATTCAACCAATGAAGAAGATACATTTACAGAGACATTGATAAAAGCTTATACCGATCTTGAGGCAACTGGCAACGGCTATATTGAAATTGGAAGAACAACTGCTGGAAACATTGGCTATATAGGACACATACCAGCAAAGACAATGCGTGTTCGCCGACTACGAGATGGCTTCATGCAATTGCTTTATGGAAAGGCTGTATTCTTTAGAAACTTTGGGGATATGGAAACACCAAACCCTATTGGCGGAGTAGAAGACAGACCAAACGAAATTATACATTTAAAGAAGTATACTCCAATGAATAATTATTACGGAGTCCCTGATATTGTTGCAGCACAAATGGCACTTGCAGGGAATGAATTTTCTGGCAGATATAACCTAGACTACTTTGAAAATAAAGCGGTCCCAAGATATATCATCACAGTAAAAGGTGCAAAGCTATCACCAGAGTCAGAAAGAAAGTTGCTTGAATTTTTCCAGGTAGGATTAAAGGGAAAGAATCACAGGTCCCTGTATATACCATTACCAGCAGATACACCCGACTCTAAAACAGAATTTAAAATGGAGCCAGTTGAAGCTGGGGCTCAAGAGTCTTCATTTAATGTATATCGTGAGACTAATAGAGATGAAATTCTTCTAGCACATAGAGTTCCAATTAATAAAATTGGAACCCCCGCTGGAGTTAATTTAGCCGTAGCTCGTGATGCAGATAAAACATTTAAAGAGCAGGTTTGTAAGCCAGCTCAAATGCGCCTTGAGAAAAAAATAAATGCAATAATTGAAGAAAAAACAGATGCATTATTAATTAAGTTTAATGAATTAAGTTTAACTGACGAAGTTTCGCAGAGCCAGATAGATGAAATTTATTTAAGAATGCAGGTAATCACGCCTAATGAAGTTAGAATTAGAAGAGGAATGATTCCAATAGATGGTGGAGATGAAGTAGTAGAACTCAAGCCACAGCAGGCGGCAGACCAGCAGGCCAAGTCTACTGGAAATAGAGCCAGGGATCAAGAAAGAGCAAAGACCGCCCCAGATAAAAATGGGGAGGGCAGAAATGCAAAAGGCGACGGTCCAAAAGTCAAATAACTTTACTCAACTGCGATTTGCCTTTTGATATATAAGCGTATAAAATTAAGCATATGAATATCGAAAAGTCTAACTGGTCTAGCGATGGAGAAAAACTCCATCTCTCCGTGCCATTTACAAAAGTAAATCGTGAGCAGAGAACTGTTTCTGGTTTTGCAACATTGGATAATATTGATCAAACTGGTGACGTAGTAACAGCAGAAGCAAGCATGAAAGCTTTTGAAAATTTCCGTGGAAACCTTAGAGAGATGCATCAGTCTATTGCAGTCGGTAAGGTTATTGGATTTAAGCCAGAGACATACTACGATCAAAAGTCACAAACATTTTATAATGGTGTTTATGTAACATCATACATTTCAAAGGGTGCACAAGATACTTGGGAAAAAGTTCTTGATGGCACTCTTTCTGGTTTCTCAATTGGCGGAAAGATCAATGAATCAGATAATGAGATCAACAAAGCAACAGGAGAGCAGGTTAGATTTATTAAAGACTATGATCTAGTCGAGCTATCTATTGTAGACTCACCAGCAAATGAACTATGTAATATTTTTTCTATTGAAAAAGTTGGTGGCAAGATGGTTTACAAGGGAATAGCGACAGAAGTTGTTGCAGAAAATATTTTTTATTGTGAAGAAAGTGATTCTGTTTTTATGTCAACAGAAAAAACTTTTGACTCACCTATCACTGGACAGCCAGCAGTTTTAATTGGCTGGGTAGAATCATCTGATATAAACAAGTCAAAAGAAATAGATAAGATTCTTGATTCATTTAAGAAGTCAAGATTACCGTTGCCTGCAAGAAACCAAAAAGCAAAACAGGCATACGAAAAAGGAGGTAATGAAGTGTCACATCATGACGAGCACGTTGTAGTAGAAGAGACAGAAGCAGTAGCTGAAGTCATCGAAACTCCAGCAGAAGATACAGCAGTAGCTGTTGAAGAGTCAGCACCAGAAGCACCTGTAGAAGTTATTGCAGAGCCAGAAGTTGCTGCAGTCGAAGATAAGCCTTCTCGCAGCCCTTTCTTGAAGTCAGAAGAAGTAGCGGAAGCTACAGAAGCTGGTGAGCCTGATTTTGCAAAAATGCTAGGCGATCTAAAGGGATTCTTTTCAGAAACAATTCTGAAAGCAACAGAAGCAAATGCTACTCAGGTATCAGAGATCAAGGAAACCGTAGAAAGTTTCAGCAAGAGCGTTGATCAAAGAATTTCAGAGCTAGCAGAAAAGCACGGAGCACTTAGTGAAGCCGTTGCAAATATCAAGGGCACCATTGATGGTGTTCAGAAGCGTGTAGATGCCGTAGAAGGCGAAACCGCAATTAAGAAGTCTTCAGACCTCGGCGGGTCTGAAGTGTTTAAAAAATCAAAATCAACATGGAACGGTTCTTTCCTCGGATCCGTAAATGAAATCTTTTCAAACTAAGGTAGGTGAAATAAAAAAATGAGTAATGAATTATTAGAGAAAGCAATTGCTTCAGGCACAACAGCCACAGGTACTTTTGCTTCTACAACAGGTGGAGAAGGCATCCACACCGCATCAGAAAATGGTAACGGTGGTTTGCTTAACCCAGAGCAGTCAGCAAGATTTCTAGATTATATGTTTGACTCTACCGTAATTGGTAAGGTTGCACGTACGGTCCGAATGAAATCTGACACAACAGAGATTGATCGCATGTCAGTCGGAGAAAAGCTTGTTAAGCTTGCATCTGAAGGAGACAACACAGGTGTTAACTCAGCTGTAACATTCTCAAAAATTTCTTTGACAACAAAGAAGCTTCGCATGGATTGGGAACTTTCAACAGAGTCTCTAGAAGACAACATTGAAGGTGCTGATCTTGAAGATCACATTGCACGTATGATGGCAACACAGGCAGGAAATGACATCGAAGATGTTATTCTTAACGGTGATACATCACTTACAGGCGATGCTCTTTACAAGTCATTTGATGGTGCAGTTAAGAAGGCTAAGGCTTCAGGTCACGTAGTTGACGCAGCTGGTGCTGGAATTTCACGTGCAGTATTCAACTCTGCACTTAAGGCACTCCCACGTAAGTACAAGCAGCGCAGAACAGATCTTCGCTTCCTTTCAGGTTCAAACTTGATCCAGGATTACTTGTACTCAACATCACAGAACATTCAGAACGTTAACCCACAAGATATTGCCTCTGGCATCATCCGTGGAGATGTTCCAGTTCTTGGTGGTCCAGCAGGATATGTAGCTCCATACGCATTTGGTATTCCAATCGTTGAAGTTCCACTTCTTCCTGAGACACAGACAGGTTCATACGCTAATGCAACTGGCTCACACGGTGACGTCCACTTGACATTCCCAAATAACGTTGTTATTGGTATTAAGCGTGACGTAACTGTCTACCGCTTCTTCTGGCCACGCAAGGACTCAATCGAGTACACAATGTATACTCGTGTTGGTGTTCAAATCGAGCAAGCAGACGCTTGGGTAGTCGTTAAGAACGTTAAGGTTGCTTCTTAATTAATTAAGAATTAGCTACAGAAAGGCCCCCAATTAATTTTGGGGGCTTTTCATTTTAATTTAACAATGCTATAATTATAAGACCTAGAAAGAGGAGAAATAAATATGTCGTTTGACACATTAAAAGTAGCCGAATTAAAAGAAATTGCAACAGAGTTTGCAGTCGATACAGAAGGCTTGAAAAATAAAAAAGACATAATTGCAGCAATGGCAGAAGAAGGTGTTACTTGGAATGTCTACGCTAAGACAATTCAGGCAATAGAAGAAGAAGCCGAAGAGATTGAAATTTTGCCTAGATTTAATGCAAAGGCGAATGTTCCAGAAAATGCTCTTTTGGTTAGAATGACAAGAGATAACTTTAGATATGATATTCAAGGACATACCTTTACAAAAGATCATCCTTTTATTGCAATGTCAGAAGAAGATGCTCAGCAAATCTTTGACTCAGAGGAGGGTTTTCGTTTAGCCACACCAAAGGAAGTTCAAGACTTCTATAACTAAGCGAAACATTA